CTCTGTTGACGTTCAAATTCAGGTGTAGGTCGCTGACGGATAACACCCATCATTGGCTTACAATCTTCATCTGCTACGCACATAGCGATACATACTTCAGATCCAGCAAGAGTAGCTACAGAATCAACTGTCTCTGATGCTGTTGATACAGGAAGTAAGTTAGAAGTGAATACATCAAAACCATGTACATTACGTACAAAGTGATGATCTCTAACAAAACCAGTTTCTAACAAACCTTCGAAACGAGGACTGTCAGCAACAAGTACAGCAGTTCCAGCTAGAGAGTTCATCTTAAGTTCTGTCTTAGCATCTACAATCAAGATACGTCCAGACTCAGGTACGTTAGCTTTATCGAAGCTTAACTTCAATTGAGCTACTGCATCAACAAAATCTTGGGCTGTATAGCCAGTTGCTAGAGCGATACGGTGAGGTTGACCGTTGATTGCGTTAGTAGAAGTTGCAGTTTGTGTTGCATTAGCAGCAGCATACAAGTCACCTTCCATACGCTTACCAAAGGCGTGCATACTTTCTTTAACTCGAACGCCCCACATGCGATCTGCACGACCACCAGCATCCATCTTTAGTTTATCAGTGATATAGAAAGCATCTTGAACATAGTCAGTTAATGCAAGAGTAATACGTGAAGTATCAATTGCACTATAGTCTACGTCAGAACCTTCTGAATAATCAGAGAGTGAAGCTTGACCGATTTGATCAACATTAAATGTGTCTCCAACTGGAAACTCAGATGATAAATCGTTCATGCCTGGTAAGCCTAGCAAGTTGTCTTTGAAAGATTCCTGAAGAATCTCACCATAGATTTGCTGCTTAACGATATTGGCACTATTGCCAGTATTTTGAGCCATGATATTTTCCTTTATTTAAGTTAGTATTTAGCACCAGCTTTGTTTAAAGCGTCTAAGATGCTAGATGAGCTAACACTTGTAGAATAGTCCACGTACTTGTCAGGAGCACCATGTGGAATACTTGAAGTGTTAAATGAACCCGAAGGGGTTGCTTGATTTGCAGGAATAGAAGCTTTCATTGATTCAAGTAACATCTTAGCTGTAGCAGGATTCTTCGCCATATCAAATATAGCTTGAGTGCTGATACCGAGTTCTGCTGCCTTAGCTGCCATAGCTTCGTCAGTTTTATCTCCGTAGATAGCTGTTAGTTGTTCACCTGTCTGAGTGAAAGTGTCTTGGCTTAAAGCTTGTGCAGCTGCTTGAGCTTCATTCGCTTGTTTTGTAGCTAAGAATTGTTCCATCTGCTGTGTAGCAATAGCTCCGATCTGTTCCTCACTAACTGCATTGGTATCTGCACTAGGTTGGCTCTCTTGAGTTTGTTGCTGATTTAATTTAGCTAGGGCATCATCAATCTTGGTACTCTGAGCTACTTGTGCTTCTAAAGCAACAAGTCTATCTTTGTATCCTTGATTTTCTAACTCGATTTTAGCAATGTGATTATCAGCGTTCTCAATTTTATTGATTGCACCTTCAGCATCATACTGTCTATCGCCTACACTAAATGTCAACTGGTCAGTTGTTTGTTCTGGCTTTTGGTCAAAGCTCATTTCTTGCTCCTGTGACTTATGTTAAGTCTTTTATTAATTGTCGAAGTTGCTCTCGCTTACCTAAGCGTTTACAGTTGCTCCAACGTGTTTGAAACCATGTTGAAAAAGAAACCTTCTCTTCTTCTAGAATGAGTCGGTCTAACTCATCTTCTAAATGTTGTACTAATAGTTCTGATACTTCCCAAGACTTCCATGACTTGAACTGCTTCATCATGTCCATCTTCTTTTCTTTGTCTAGCTTTGTTAAGAAACTTGGTACACGTACTTGACTCATACTAGAGACCACCTAATTCATTATCTAACATTTGCTCTTCTAAGCTTGGTTGACTAGAAGCTAGAGCATTACTTTGTTCAATTTGATTAGCTATCTGTTGAGCTTCACCTGATTCCATAATCTGAGCAAACTCTTCGAATAACCCTGTGTCTTGCACTTCTAATAACTCAGCCATTAAGTTAGCAGCTGCTTTACCTGAAATATGTTGTAATGCTAATTGAGCTAATGGAGTAGCAGAGAGTTGAGTTAGAGAAGCTAACATCTGATTCTTTCTAGCAAACCTCTTAGAACCTCTAGGAATAAGAACACCATTAATAGATAGGTCTTCTTTAGATACATTTAACATCTCAATGAATCCACTCTCACTCTTATTAGGAACTTTAAAGGCAGAGCCGAAGTTATCATGAGCTAGTTCTATCTCAGCTCCTAGATGCTTCTCCATAGAACTTCTCTCGAAGTCTGCTGCTTTGTCTATAAAGCCTCTCATACCGCCCTCAGTGAGCGCTGTGACTTCCCCTAGTGTCTTCTCACCTTGACTACGAAAGCCCGTTAGATCGCTCGGTAGACGTGCTGAGAGGCGTGCTGTGTGTGTAAGCCTGTCTACATGTAAGTCTTGTGCTAAGAATTGAGTATTAATAGATAGTTCAGCTACTCCTCCACCTTCAGGAGCATGGTAAGTAACTTGACCTGTTTCATCATCATACATCTCTTCTACATCACCAGTATAAACCTTATCTGGATAGATGGTTCTATCTAGTCCTTCACTCTTAGCATTCTCTCTATGATTGATTTGATAGTTAATACCAATGATGTTCTCTAATGGTCCCATTCCCCATAAGTTATCAGGGAGCTTCTGCCATACACTTTGATAGATGTGAGGTCTACCATTAGCTGTATTGATGTTTTGTTCTAATAGAACCTCAGAGTTATCAGCTACAACAACCATCTTACCTTCATGTAATTCATTATTCTCTGTATCGTATACATCACCATAGAACCATAACAGTTCAATGAAACCTGATACTATGTATTGCTGGTATGTACCAAAGCCATGAGGAGTATATTGTTCATTCTTATCTTCTCCTGCGTCTGAGTTAGAGAAGTTACCTCTCTCAGCTAATAGCTTATCTACAGCTGTCTCATCTAAGATACCTTTCATACCCCTACGCTTAAGCTCACCTAATGTTATAATCTCTCTGATAACCTTTGGTGTTGATTCGAAGTCTACGGCCGTAGGATCAAAAACAATGTCATAAGGACTGATTCTTCTAACTTTAGGACCTATATAACCTTGCTTATCTCCTTTAGTCTCATTAGCATGAAACACCTGAGAGAAGCAATTACCATAAGTAATCAAATCAGAGCGTAGCTTAGCTATCTCATCTGTATACCCATTAAGAGCATGTCTATTCTTTAAGTAAGAAACAATAGTCTTACGTTGTTCTACTCTAGCTGCATTAGCATCCATAGGTTCAAATGTAAACCAATCCTCATGAGGCATAACAACTTGTAATAGAATAGCTTCTAAGTCTTGTGCTATTGCTCCTACAACTGGCGTATGCGTACTGTGAGTGAATGCAGACTTAGCATTAGGTAAAGAGTTAGTATCTGTAGCATAGCGATATGCTTCAACTTCTCTCCACTTACTGATTGCTGGATCTCTATATCCATCTAACTCTGTCCAGAGCTGTGTAACAAAAGAAGCTTTATCTTCGCTTGTCTTGAAAGCTCCGTTCGATGTAGCTGTTTCACCTGACATTTATCTATTTCCTCTTCTACCACCGCCAAAGCGTGACAGCTGAACTACGTTACCATGTTTCTTTTGCATCCCTCTACGTTTGAGAGGAGCTACACATTCAGAAACCGCTATTGCTAATGTATCTTTTAAATCATCATGTGGTGGGTTAGCCATCTTCAATTCTTCTTCAAGGAGCTTAGTTAAGCCTCCCTTAGTATGATAAATCGTACCACTTCTATATCTAGAATGTAATGCTGTTGCTACTCGCTCTTCTTTCTTACCTGAGTGAGAGACATGAGCTTTACCTTCTACTTCTAATCTACCACCTTGTCTTCTAACTTCATCTTCTAAGAAGTTCTTTATAATCTTACCAGCAGCATTAGTCTCCACCGTAATCTTCTTAAACTCCCAGTATTCATATAGCTCTATAATCTTCTCGTAGTATATCTCTGGCTTATCTGTCTGAAATCTCTCTAGAGCTAACACATAGATGAAACCTTCTTCGTCTATACCTACTACACTTAATGCTGTATAATCTCTTCTCTTAGCATGTATTGAACTTGAATCAGTCCAAGCTAAATCAGCTGCTGCGCTTAGTTTAAGTCTCTTATCTTTATAGTACCAGTCCTTTCCCATCTGTTCTAAATGCTTAGGGTCTAGATACTTGAAGTCACTTTGTTTAATTACATTAGTAGATTCATCAGCAGGGTCATTATAATATTGACCGTAGAATAAACCTAAGTCACCATCAATTAAAGCATCAGCTTTCTTAATAGCTAGTTCTTCTTCATCAAACCCATACCATTCACCGTTAGGCATCTGTTGCTTAGGCCATGCGAAATTACCATCCCCTGTACGTCTAAAGCTGTCTTCTACTACTCTTTCAAATACATCCCATCTCTTATACTTCTTACCAGCTACCGTGTATTCAATATCTAACATCTTAGTGTATAGATCATCTTCACTGTACTTAGTACCTACAGCTATAAAGTGTCCACCAGAGGAGTTAATCTTAGCGAAGGACTTATAGCAAGCTAGTACATCTTTCTTACCTGATTCTGTGTTCCAATTCTCATCTGTTACTAGATCATCAAATACTGTTACGTCAGAGTGCATACCTGTATTACCTGACTTAGCTGTTGTAGCTCGTACTGATGGATCTCGTACCATCCTCTCTTTACGCATGTAGTGATCTAGATAGAAGTTCTGTTTGTTCCAACCCTCTTGTGGTTTATGGACCATTGCATTCTTTCTTTCATCTCTAACAAAGTTTAGGTGTTCAGGCCATAGCTCTCTGTGTGCATCAGAGAACAATAACTGCTCTATAGATGTCATCTGAGCGTTCACAAGAGACTCTGACCAAGACACGTAGTTAACACGAGTCCAAGGCCTAGTAGTCAAGATCCAACTAACATAGACAGCAGCGCACCAGCTCTTCTGATGATCACGAGGGATTAGAGCTAGTTTACACTTAGCGCCCCCATACTGAAGGTA